TACGTCGATTGTAGCGAACGTATACACCCCGCCCGGCACGTCTTATGACACCGACCCGGACACGTTCGCTTATGCGGCAGACCGTTGGACGGACGATATTGTTTATGGGGCAGGCAAACAACAACGCGCACTTCCGGCCATTCGAGATGTATGCGCCAGCGATTGGGGACAGTTCTATGTACGCGATGACGGCTATACTATTTTTGAGAGCCGGCATCATCGGCTGCTCGACGCAACGTCAGTAGCAACCCTATCAAGCACTATGTCAAAGTTACGCTATCGAAAAGGAACGGGGTTGCTATATAACGAACTCAAAGTAACCGCCTATCCGCGCACAATAGGCGGATCTAACGAGGTGCTTTGGTCGCAAGAGGCCGGGAGCATCCCCAGTGTACTCGCGGGTGAGACCGTAACATTTTCCGCCCGCTTCCGCGACCCTGGAAATAAAGCAGTATGGATTGGCGGCAAAACCGTTGTCGATCCGGTGGCGACGACGGACTACACAATGAATACCGCATCGGGCGGCGGCGGTTCTGACCTGAGCTATGGTAATTCCGGCGTCTCCCCTCGCCCAAGATTCTGCCGTCTCGATTGCCAGGCGAGGACGATTCTCTCCGGCAGGCACGTATTTGAGTGAGGTTCTGGCGACCGCACAAGTTGCCAAGACTAGCGTTTTCCTCGCGTGGGATTCTGGCTTACCAGATAGACTTCCCGCGAGCCAGAGCAGCCAGTCTCCTCGCTCGCACTTCTGCCACGCTTCCTCCGGCGTGGGGTAGTTCTCGCACCAATCAATCGCTTCCTGGCACGCCCCCAGTCGATTGAGTTGTTCGATGTATTTCATTTTCTGTGTTTTCCTCCCTCTTTTATTTCCCAGACCGGGGACTATGCCCCGGTGTCGATCCGCTCCTGGCGGACGGCCTGGGCGGTCACCTGGTACCTGATCCTGATTACCGTGTTCACCTCGCACCTCCTGTGCGTGCCCAGGGCGCTCGCCCCGGGCTATTGCCTCGCCGGTGTCCGGCCGCAGGCTCACCACTCACGGCTAAAGCCGGGTTGATAATGACCTCCAATTACTGACACTATACCCATAATCAGAGATGATGCAATACCTGGTCCCAAATTGCATCATTTTGACAGATGTATTACTGGAGACCGTCGCCGAGTTAAGGTATTTTTGGATTTCACGTTGAGCCTGCGCCTGAGATCTGTAGCTTGTTGTCGAACCATCATCCCATTGTACTGTCGTTTTAATCATTTTCTGTGTTTTCCTCCCTCATTTATTTTGTATCTAGTCTTAATATACACCTATGATGCACACGTGTCAAGAGATTTCAGGGCAATTTTGGGATGTGAACTGAGATTGATACTTTTGGCTCATTCCGTGCGTAAAATACAAGTTACCGTGTAAAAAGGCATGATGTAACTACCAGAATGAGAGGATGATAATATCCGAGTGCCCTACCCTGTCACCGGGGACGCTCTACCCGATAGGCGCAATGTGATGTCACAGCTATCCTTGTGCCTGTGAGCTTGTTTATTACATCAACCGCACACTGATTTGACATTTTCTCACTCTCAATTATAATAAGGATAATGCTAACAGCAAAACAAGAGGCGTTCGCCCTGTATCTCTTCCAGGACGTTTCACAACGCGAGGCCTGGAAACTCGCCGGCTATTCCACCAACTATTCTATGGCCGCCCTCGATGTCAACGCCTCACACCTGGCTAATTTGGCTAAGGTAAAACTAAGAGTCAAAGAGCTTCGAAACCTCGCCGCTACGTCTACTATCGCCACCGTCATCGAGCGTAAAGAACGTCTCTCAGAAATTCTCCGGGCAAACCTCACTGATTTTATTGATGATCAGGGCAATATCACTCTCAAAAAGTCTGGCGCATTGGCGGAGTTAGTCATAGATGAGGATGAATTACGCCGAACGAAGAAGCGGCTCAAATTGCGTGATCCTATTGCTGCGATTCAGGAGCTGAACAAAATGGAGAGGATCGGGCAGGATGAGAAGCCTCAGTACAACGATAACAGGCAGTATAACTTTGTGGTGGTGGGTGATGATGCGGAAGGAAAGCTCAAGCAATTGTTGAGTGGAGAGAAGCCAAAGGCCGTTGAACCGCCACGATAAGAGGGAATGATGCCACTGAGTAAGAAGCGCATGCGACTGCGGAAGCGGCGGGATAGACTGTCAAACCCAAGTCAGGCACAAGATAGGTTTGACGGGGGAAACACTGCCAACGTTGTCAAACCTGAACAGGTTGGAAAGCTAGATGAATTGAGGGGATTGATAAGGGGTATCGAATTGTCAAACTCAAGTCAGGTGCAGGTTAGGTTTGACAAGGAAGTGCAGGTTGAAGAGGCAGCTCCCTGGTATAATCCTGAGATTCACACTACCGGGGACACGGTGCGGATGGGGAATCCCCGGACAAAAGAAGTCAAGACGGTGACACTGTAAAATGGGAAAAGGGGGGGTGGATTTTGTGAGAGCCTATGTCTACCGTGATGATATGTATCTCTACGGGGTGGAAATCCGTAACGATCCTAGTGATACAGAGATACCAGATGAGCTTTACCGCCGCTACCTGGCTAATCGAAAAGAAGCGGACGAGATTCAAGAGGAATTATCCCGATATTCGAGCGAGGGATAGCTTGTAAAAAGGTGAAAAGGAGTTCGCATTGTTAGGTCTTTTGTTCGTTCTCCTGAATATTGCAGACCTCATTCTGACGGCCATCCTGCTTCGGTTGGAGATAGGGATCGAGGCAAACCCGCTCCTGGCCAGCATGCCATTCTGGGGAGTGGCGATACTGAAATTATCGCTGCCGGCGGCGGTAGTCGTCTGGCTCTACAGGAGAAGGCACCTGCTTTATCTGCTGAATGGCGGTATGGCCATCGTGGTAGTCTGGGACCTTTCTTGGCTCATAGGGAGCGTATGACAATAAAGGAAATGATTCTTACCGGGATGTTTAACAAGCTCATGGACGCTTGGTTGTCCGGATGTCGGCGGGTGTTTATCGAGGGAGGTACATGGTCGTCAAAAACTTTTTCGGTAATGCAGCTCCTAAAATTAGTGTTAGAAAACTACAAAGAACCTCTAATTTGCACCGTGACGAGTGAGTCAATGCCGCACCTTAAACGGGGTGCTATGCGGGACTGGCTCAATATTATGGGCGATGAATTGATTGAGTCCTGTTGGAATAAGACGGATTTCATTTACACGTTCCCGAAGTCTCATTGTCTCCTGGAATTTGTCAGTTCGGATACGCCAGCAAAGCTCAAAGGTGGTCGGCGTGATATCCTGTTTATTAATGAGGCTAACAACGTAGCGCGGGACTCCTATCGTGAGGCCGATATGCGCACCCGGTTGTTTACTATCTGCGATTGGAATCCTGTCAGTGAATTCTGGTTCCATGATGATAAGTTGGCCGACGAACATGGTAATCTCTACATTCACACGACATACCTGGATGCTCTCCAGGTACTGCCAGCAGGGCAGCGTGAGAACATTGAAAGCTACCAAACCAAAGACCCGAACTGGTGGAATGTTTACGGACTGGGTATGCTAGGCAAGGTTGAGGGGTTAGTCTATCCTCATTTTGAGCAGGTGGACAAACTGCCTGACGGCCAAGTTGTCTACGGTTTGGATTATGGTTATTCGTCTGACCCTACCGTGTTGATTAAAAATGTGATTATTGGTAGCAACCTCTATAGCCAAGAGATGTTCACTGATTATTCGGGGTTGACTAATGGCCAGATAGCGCAGAAGCTGAATCTTTTGGGTATTGAGCGTGAACAGATATACCCTGACCCGGACGAGCCGAAGAGCGCTGAGGAAATCAGGCAGCTAGGCTATAATGTTCTTGAGGCGGTCAAAGGGAAGGGGAGCGTGGCCTTCGGTATCCAAAAGGTCAACAACTATAATCAGTTCTGGACTACGGACTCGCTGGAGTCCATCAAAGCTCAAAGAAACTTCAGATATCTGAAGAACAAACTCACCGGTGAGTTTACGGACGAGACGACACACCAATGGAGTCACTGGCTGGATGCTAGGCGCTATCCGGTGGCCAGTTATAAACGTAGTGGAGTACCTGCGAGGCAGTCAATCAATAATCGGCAACAGGTTTTTGCGAGGTGAAGGGATGAACACGATGGATATAATCAAGGCACGTGAGAAGTACCTTGATCCGCTCTATAGGCGTATGGACATTGATGCCAAGAAGTTAGACTGGACCAACCGTTTCCAGTTGATGGCTCTCGATAAACCTGATATTCCTCTCGATAACGTAGTTAATGTGACGATGAACTATGATGCCACGTATATTAATGATCTGGCTACGTTAATAACGCAGGCCAACATTCAGACGGTCATACAGGGTTTTAAGAACAACCGGAAACTGTCTGATAAGGAAGCGGGCACCATAGAGGATTTCCTCGACAATCATTACGAGATGATTGACGACAGTCTGAATAATCAGGGATATGCTTCGCTGTTAATTTGGTTGGCGAATCATATCTTGTCACGGGGGTGGATAGGCGGCCGTTATTGTGCTTGGGTGGATAAGGGGATATACCGGACGGACTTCGCCCCGTGGGACATGCGGTATAGTGCGTGGGAGAACGATTACAGTGGAACAAAATGGGGATCAATCCGGACATGGCGTCTACCAAGCGAATTGAAAGCCGAGGCTGAAGAAAGGCAGAAAGCGGGGGTGGAGGTTAATATCCCTTTTTCTGTCTCAACTGATAACAAGGAAATAGAGGTTGTTACGTTCTATGATGATGAGAAGGAAGAGGTCTGGACAGAGGGGAGCATAGTCAGTACGTGGAAATACAATTATGGTAGTTGTCCGGCAATAATTCAGGCAGCCCCGGCTGGGTTTATGTTGCGGGGGCAGGGATATATACAGCATGAGGGCGAGAGCGCGCTGTTTCTTAATCGGTTACTGAGCGAAGAGTTAAACCGGAGCGTATCCATTGAGCAAACATTGGCGCATAAAGCAGCTTCGCCACCATACACGCAACAAAAGTCGGATCCCAATGCTCCCGCCGATCCTTACCCCGATAAACCGGGTGCACAGACAGCATATAATACAGGGGAAAGTCCGATTCTCTTACCCGTTGGGGACTTCAATCAAGCTGCTCAACTGGGCCGGCGAGACATACTGGAAGCGTTGCAGCAAGGCGGTCGCAACGTGGACATCGGTAATATCAATCAGGCGTTTAGTGCTGTGGCGATTGCTTCCATTCAAGAAATCAGAAAGAAGGTGCTGGATACCAGGTTCCAGGCTATTGCTGCGTTCAAACAGAAACTCTCAAGGAAGATAATTGAGCAAGCGAAGGTAGTTTATAACTTTTCCGACATGCTTGGGGGAGACGGCCAACAGAAACGTTATTCGCTAAGCGATCTAGAAGCCAACTACACTATCCGCTATAAATTCTTGTCAAAGTCGAAGGAGATGGAGATAGCTAATCTGGCTCTGGCAAACGCAGCAAAGGCTATCGGGTGGCCTGATGAAGTTATCGTTAGAGATATAATGATGGCTGAAAACCCTGACGAAATTTTAGCCAAGATGAACGCTCAGAAGGTTGAACTTGCTGAGCCGTGGGTAATGTTCGCAAGATTAGGGCATTCCGCTATTGATGAGGCTGAAGCAATGGCTGAGGACGCAAAGGATAGTAAGCTATTGGAGGCAAGAGGGCTTTTTGAGAGAGCTGTATCGCTTATCGCACCTGCCGATATTGAGACGCAACAAGAGCCAAAACCCATAGAACAGCCGAAGGGGAACTCTAACATGCTTATATCGCTTATGGGAGCTAATAGAGGGATTGGAGGAGGACAGGGTAACGGGAGTAAGGAGGTATAGTATGGTAGTTAAATTTACTCATGCGGATGGGAACCGGATGATACAGGAAGCGTTAGACCGCCGGAGTGCACAATCTATACCATTGCTGGAGAAGCTGAAATCTGCGAGTCAAAAGCGTAGGAATGGTAAGTTGGTTTGACGAGTTATGCCCTGGATTTTGAAGGGGTGTCCGAGGTGTGGGGGAGATCAATACGATGAAAAGGATGAACGTATTTGTCTTCAATGTGGTCAAAGAAAAAGCATTGACGAAAAAGAGGCTATAAATGGTAATGCCGCCGGTATTTACGCCAAAGAAAATACGAAGAACTGATAATCCGAACCTGTGGGATTGGAACTTACCCCCAGGATGGGAAACTAAAACACGGACTACCAGCAATAGGCAGAAAATTGAGGAACTTGTCAGCCGCGATCAGTGGCGATTTTCCGACTTTATAGTTGATGATAGTGGGAATGTTTCCGACTTCGTAGCTCATTCTCCTGAAGGGAGGGCCTTTTTCAAGCAGGACTATGAAGCGTTATTGCGCGGGAACGATGTAGCGGCTCCAATTATTAGGCGGGAAACTCCACTGGAACAGCCTTTGGAGATTCAACCTGTTAATGAAACGCAGGCATTACAAAGCAGTCTGAGAATCCTTTTCCCTGAGTTATACCAAACTGATAAGCCTGATATTGATTTTGAAGCAACGCAAAGTATTATGCAACGCGTTCAGGACGATCCTGAGGGCTTTCTAACGGAACTTCAAGCCAAAGGTCGGACGCAGGACACAGAGACCCTTCTGAGGGCTTTGGGTGCGACTGACGATGATATAGAAGACCTCTTGCCTCAGCAAATAGCCCAGTTCGACTTTTTTCAAAGACCGGATACCACGACTACCTTATTGAAGCAGGGTGGAGTATCCGATGTAGAGATAAATAAAGTCAAAACCATGCAGGGATTCAACCTTGATTCCGAGGGATGGTTGGAACACTGGAAGGACCTTAATCCTTCAGTTAAGAAGAGCTTGACGTATTCTACCTTTGGGCGTTCCTTTGCTGCGGGTATTGGGGACTTGTTAAGTGCTGGTGGTGGGGTGGCCGGAAGATTAAAGCAAGACAAGTTCCAAAAGAATCTCATGGAAGTTGGTAAAGTTTTACAGTCAAATGCTCCACCACAAGAACCCTACAAAGCGGAAGTGGCGACATTGGTAGACCCTCGTTTCTGGTTGACTACGGCGACCAGACAACTTCCAATGACACTTTCGCTTTTACCTGTTGGGATATTAGCAGCATACGGTGGTGCACAAACAGGGGCAGCTATTGGATTAGGAGCTTTGGGTAGACTGGTGCTTGGGTCTGCTTTTTCAGGTGTGACGGCTGGTATAGGTGAAGCGGCCATGGAGGCTGGTGATACCTATAATTCGGCCATAGCACAAGGGATGACGGAAGAAGAAGCTGATCAAGCCAGCAATAGCGTGTTCCTCAAGAATGTATCTCTTTTATCGGGGACTAATGCGGCAGAGTTCTTTGTAGGTTTCTTGCCAACGCCGGGTAAGACTTTGGGTAATCTTGTCCTCAAGGGATTAGTTAGAACGGCCAAAATAGGCGGGAAAGTGACTGTCACCGGATTGTCAGAAGGCGGGCAGGAAGTCCTCCAGGATATGATTCAACGGAAAGCTTTAGGACAAGAAGTGGCATGGGACGAAGAAGCGAAGATGGTTTTAATGATGGGTGGTATTATGGGTGTAGGGCTTGGAGGCGCGGGGTCAATCTTCACTTCTATACAGCAGAAGACGGAAAGCAGGCTTACTCCGGACTTACGAGAACAGTTCAACCAGGTAGTAGATACTGCCATTGATGAAGGGGCGACAGCAGAAGAAGCCAGATTAAGAGGGCATGATGCGATTGCTGGAACTACTGAAGGCAAAACTATTGTTGAAGCTGTGGTCAAAGAGGTAGAGCAAGAGGAAGCTTTCAAAATGGTAAGGCCGACAAATGCGGTGGACAAACTTGTTTGGGACAAGCTCCGTGAGAAAAGCGAGAGAATGGGGATTGCTGAGGGTAAAGTAGAGCAAGTCCCTGAGACAGAAGCTCCAGCTATTGGTCAAGTTCAAACCGGACTGCCCGGCATGGGTGTGGAATCGGCACAGTCTCAGATGCTTGGCGAATTTCAGGGAAGAGGGCAAAAGCCGGGACTCATGGATGCCGAGGCTTTAAAAAGGCAACAGGTAGCTAGACCGATGAAAGGGCAGGAATCTCTTTTACCTGAGAAGGTCACTGCTAACGAGAAACGCATTGCTGAGATACAGACGCTATTAAAGGCAAAAGGCCGACTTCCGGCGGGGCAGGGAACAAGGGCGGAAAGGATGCTGGAACTGGCACGGCTGGAAGCTGAAAATGTGCCGGCTGATTCTCTTGCTTTATCACGTGAGCAGGTTGAAACAGAGATTGGCAATCGCTCCATGCCGTTCCATGGCGGAGCGAAAGCGGGGCCGTATCAACCATATACTACTGCACAGCTTGACGAAATGCTGAAGGTGTTTGAGGCAAGAACAGGAGAAGCTACACAACCTGTAGTAACTGAGGTGGTAGAGACACAAGGGGTAGAAGTCACCCCTGCGCCAGAGGTTTCAAAGTCAGTTGAACCGCCTTCTGCGGTAACTATTCCAGAGCGGGCAAAGCAGATTCAATCAGAGTTAGAAGCGGATATTGAGATTGCCAAAAAGAGGATAGCGGATATTAAGACACCGGAAGATCAGACGCCGGGGTTGGATGATGTTAGCTTTGCACGGCTGGCGCTTAATGATGCAGAACGGGTATTGAGCCAAAACAAGAGCCTTATTTCCCGGATAGAAAAGGGTATAGAAGTTTCGCAGGTTGAAATAGACGCCTTGAATGATGAGATAGCCAGTGTCAAGGACGCCTTAAAGTTCCAGGTTAAGGATGTGGCGAAAGCCAGGCAATTCTTAATTCAATACGTAGCAAAGAATGTTCCTCTAAAAGAAAGAGGGAAACTACTGACCGCAATATCTAATATCAAGGGCGCGCAAGATATTCAGGCAGTAGTTCAAAGTGCGAACCAGATAGCCGAGCAATCTAATCAACGCCGTCTCCGCGCTGAGATTATCAAGGAACTGAAGAAGTCGGCTCCACGCAAGGAAGCGGGCATTGTCAAGGGTAGATTCGGCGGTGATGTTCAGGCAGAGCTGGATGGTCTACGTAACACCCTTAAGGTTAGCCGTGACGAGGCATTAGCCAAGATAACAGAGAATCAACAGGCTTATGAAGCTGGCAAGATGTACTACGAAGACATGCTCACACAGAATAACAGACTCGGCTTTACTGGCATTGAGGGTATGACTTCAGAAGAGCTTCAGGAGACGCTGGACTATGTCAAATCGTTAAAGACAGTTGGAAGGGCAATACGTCTTGAGCAACTGGCTAAGTTCAAGGAAGAGATGGACACTGCCAATACTGAAGTTATCGATGTTGTGACCGGTGGGCAGCCGGTTGATCCCGGAGTTATCAAGGAACATCATGGGCTAGGCGCTTTCTACAATATGGTAGAAAAGGGGCAAGCTACTCTGACCGATTTCCTCGAGAGGATTTCAGTTCTAAATAAAAGAAAGTCTACCCCTTATCATTCATATCTCAATCTTTTTGTTGATAATCGGGTGCACATGGCTTATAACGCTGAACAGGAAGGGCTGACGAACCATCAAACGCAGGTTCAAGAGAACTTTGAGCGTATATTTGCCACGAAGAATACCAGTGAAACTAACGATATTCTCCGTAAAATGGGACGGGAGAAGGTTTCAATAGGCAAGGATGCAAAGGGTAAAGCCATTGTATTAACCAAAGGGCAGATAATTGACGCCTATAACCTTATGCAGGCAGCAGAGAACCTGCCCACGTTTACGGAAGGTAACAAGTTCACGGCTCAGATGCAGGACGCTATCAAAACCGGACTAACCGAACAAGAGAAGGCGTGGGCTGACTGGCAACGGAGCTATCTAGCGGACTACTGGACAGGCATCAATGAAGTCTATGAGCCTCTTTACGGCGTGAAACTAGGACGGAATGAAAACTACTGGCCGCGTAACCGAGACGTGGAAAGGTCGGATGTACCGGAGCATATCCTTGTTCAGGAGGATTACAACCACTTTTCGTCTGTGACTAACGGGTCTTTGAAGGCCAGGACTGACAATAAGATTCCGTTCAAGTTCCTTGATGCCAATGCGAAACTGGTGCTCCATCTGACGCAGATGGAGCATTTCAAGGCATGGGCTTTCCCGATAAGGGACTTGCGGTCAATGTTTATGAATAAGGGAGTTAAAGACGCTATCAACCAGTATCACGGCAAGGATATTTTAAAAATAATCAATGATTATATAGATGACATGGCACGAGGCGGTATTGAGAAGTCAAAGCTCAATCATATACTTGACACCATACGTGGTTATGTAGCCATATCTGTCCTGGCGAAGCCTGGTATAGCAGTAAAACAACCTTTGGGTTTGCTAGGGTATATGTCTGAACTGCCTTATGTTGATTTCACAATCGGAATAACCGACTTCATGAAGAATCCGGAAGCTAATTACCAAACTATTTACAAGAAGTCGCCTGGTCTCAGGGCTAGGTATAAGTCGGGACAATACGAGCGTGACTTGAAGGTAGGTGTTGAAGGCGGAGCGCTGAAAAGCATATCCGGTAAGGCAAACTGGAGAGAATATCTCTTAAAACATATTGAATGGGGCGATAAGTTTGGGACTGTTCCCGGCATGTGGGCTACATATAAATACTATTTGAAAAAAGGGATGTCTGATGCCGATGCCATCCTGGAAGCGGAGAAGCTAACCAACCGGACACAGAATACCTCGCAACTTTTCACTCAGTCCACAATACAGCGTGGCGGATCAGTGTGGCGGATGCTTACTATGTTTCAAGACCAGCCGAAT